ATCTAAAACTCCCAGATTCATTGAATGTTATATGTTGGAGTTTGCAGGATGCACAGAGAAGCGGAGGATATTTTATTTTAGGAAAATATTCCACCAAAGAAAAAGCTATAAAGGTACTGGATATGATTCAGGATGCATATTGTAAATTTATGTCGGTAAAAAACGATGATGCTTGGGGCGGAAAAGAATCCGCGTTTTATATGCCAGAGGATAGCGAGGTGGAAGTATGAGGTATAAATGCGTGAAAGCGCTCACGTTAGATACATGCGATGATGATGGATTTTACGTTGACGGATACATGGAAATTGAGGTAGGCGAAGTTTACGAAGTTGGAAATGAAAAAATTATTGATGGAGAAATTCATCTTGACGGAGTAAATGTTAACAAATGGATTGAAATATCGAAAGAAATGTTAGAAAAGCATTTTGTAGAGGTGGAAGGATGAGCCATATCAGAGACAGATTAATTCAATTGAAGAATGAGTTGGAAAGCACAGGGAACGGAGCTTATTTCTCGAAAAATAATATCTCAAAAATTGTAGAATTACTTCTTACTGATCTGAAACAAGATGAGAAAGAAAATGGTTGGATTCCAGTCAGTGAGAGATTGCCGGAAGAATGTATGCCTGTAAATATTGTATGGATAAATCGGAATCCGGAGACTTATTACTCAAAAATAAAAAATGTTCCGTTTTCTGCGACCGGAATTTACTACAATGGAAATTGGTATTGGTATTCCTCCACTTGTGTTGATTATCTGGCAGAATACGGGAAATGCGAATGGGACTTGGTTGATAAAGCAGTTGATATTACTCATTGGCAACCATTACCAGAGCCATCACATATGAAGGACTAGAGCATGGTAAAAATAACGCAATGCCAAGGCGAGGGACAGGGAAGTTGTAAACGATGCAACGATAAGGGAATCCAGAACATAAATTGGAGGTGTTTCCTGTACAGGATAGAAGGGCTTGAAGGCTGCTACTGTAGAAAATGCGTAAAAGAAATAATGCGTGAGGAGGACTAAATGGGATATTGTAAAATAGAATGTCCAGACGGCGAAACAGAGTGCTGCATCTGCTGCGAGAAGCAGGATTCCTGTCAGTGCAGATGTGATGATATGGACAGTTATGAATATGCGGAGGAATGCGAAGATTACGTTGTGGAGGAGGAGAAAGATGGGCAGATTAATTGATGCAGATAAATTGAAACATGCGATACATTGTGCATATTCTGATGATTTAGGGATTCTTGAAAAGATTGACGAACAGCCAACAGCTTTTGGTGTGGATGAAGTTGTAAGACGAATCAAAGATATAAAAGATAAGGAATACACAGCTTGCTTAGGGCCAGAATGCGGATATTGCAGATATCTTAGCACTTGCTCATATGGAGGCAAAGCAGATAAACTTGCTTTAGAAAAGACAATCGAAATCGTAAAAGGTGGTGGAGTTGAATGAGAGAAAATCTTTTCAAGGCAAAGCGGATTGATAATGGAAAATGGGTCGAGGGATATCTTTTTGACAATGGATTTGGCGGAGAAGAGAAAAAATATTTCATAGGTGGTTTGATTATTGAGAAATACAATGGAACTGCTTGCGATGAGTGGGATATTACAGGAATTGATTTTTGCGAGATTGACCCAGAAACTCTCTGCCGGTTCACAGGATGTTGCGATAAAAGCGGAAATAAAATCTGGAAGAACGATATTTTGATGTGTCATGGAAATTCAGAAGACCTTGTAAAAGTGGCATTTGGAGAATTTGGTGTAAGAAATATTGAAACCGGGTCCATAGTAGATAGAGCTATCGGATGGCATTACGAAGTTATTCCGACAGATGCAATCAGCAAGTGTGAACCATTCTGCTGGTCAATGCCACTGACAGAAGATTATATTGACAGGTGCGAAATGGAAGTGTTTGACAATCCAGAATTATTACAGGAGGTTCCGGAATGAGTAAATCAGTATTGGTGATTGATACGCCAAAAAACTGCTATGAATGCCCATTCGGAACTGAATACTGCGGCAATCTTGAATATGAGGGATGCTGTGAATTAGCTGACTGCTTAGATTATGATGCAATTCTGATGACAGAAGAACTTTATGATTATGAATGCGAATCAAGACCAGATTGGTGTCCACTTATGGATTTGCCAGAGAAAGACAATGGAGATTATCCGGCTAATACATTTGATGCCGGATTTGCAGAAGGACGGAATGAGTGCATTGATGAGATTGCAGGAGAACCATGAACGGTCAAATAACAATCTTTGAATGGATGGAGCATCGGGAACGCCCTAAAATAGCAATGGGATGTGAAGAATGTTATTGTAAAAACTGCCTGTACTGGTGGTCTTCCAGATGTCCTTATGGCGACTGTTGGGACGATCACCGGGCAAAGGCGAAACCGTTTTGTAAACTTTTTCCAGATCAGACACCGCGAACATTGTGGAGTGACTGGAAGAATCCCGGAGAGCAGGAACATTGGTGCAGAGGCGGTACATTTTATCCTGAGCGAAAATGTGAGTATTATGTAGAATATGAAGGACAGACCGTAGAATGGTGTGTCAGGGCAAATATAAGTATTTTTCAGGACGGATATATAATGTGTACTCTCAAGGAATCTATTGGATGTGATGCTTGTATAGCTGAATCCGAGGGAAGAAAAATCAATGAATATGCCTGTGAGTACATGAGAGATACTGGATGTGAGCGGATGTTCACGGCAAAGAGCATGATTCTGGATGCGATTCTGGCGGGTGAAGACATTGAACCTTGCACAGAACAATGTTGCATTGGTTGTAATAGGACGTGTGGATATAGATGTGGTCAAGGAATAGCAAAGAGAAAATAACGATAAGAAGAGGTGAAGTAGATGGAAAGATTAACAGAAAGATATGGTATTGCACCAGACGGAGAATCAGATGTCTGGGTTAAACAGCACGATTACATTTCGGTAGCACGAAAACTCTGCGATTACGAAGACTTAGAAGAACAGGGCCTGCTTGTGAGATTACCGTGTAAGGTTGGAGCAGAAGTTTATTACATTTTAGGTATTCCGAATAAGACACCATGCACAATCGACAAATGCGTGTTTGAGTTGTCAGACATACATAAAATCGGTAAATCATTATTCCTCACCCGTGAAGAAGCTGAGAGGAAGTTGGAGGAGATGAAATGACAATTGGTAAGAGAATCAGAGAAGTACGCTTGCAAAATGATATGTCTCTCAGAGATTTCGCAAAACTTATCGGAGTTTCTGACACTACAGTTATGAAGTGGGAGAAAGACGAGCGAAAAATGTCATTTGAGAATGCAATTAAGATATGCGATCAGTTCGATGTAAAGCTGAGTTGGTTGGCAGGCTTGGAAGATTAAAAAGGACGGCATCCAGAAATGGGTGTCGCCCTTGTACTTTAATAGAGTTATGAACGTGTCTGGATCTTGGCAATCAATGCATCCTGTAAAACTTTTGAATAGTTGATACCATATTTTTCACATGCGGTATTAAGCCATGCAGGAATGCTTAAAGTCTTTTTGACGGCTTTGTCGCTGTATGCACGGGCGAATTCATCCAGGTTGACGCAGATCAGGTTGACAAGTGCAGCGTCTTCATCTTTTTTGACCTTATCAATCGGAGTTGGATCAGGAAGAACATCACCGTCACGCAAGGATGTGAATAAATACAGACCACAAGCTTCCTGAGCCATTGCGAAAGCATCTGCAAGGTCATCTCCAAAAGTTGCCAGATCGTTGAGGTCTGGGAAGATGACAGAGTAACGTCCGTCCTCTTCTGGATAAAAAACAGCAGGATAAATATAATTCATGGTAACGCTCCTTTCTTTATGGGTAGCAGGTCTCATTTGAGACCCGCCTGTTTGAGTATGGAGTTGACAACCCTTTGAGGTATGTCGCCTCGATGAAACGGGATTGTAACTCTTCCCGGTTTGGTTGGATGCTTGTATTGATGATGTGAACCACTCACATCTACCAACTTCCAACCATCATTGAGGACTACTTTTTCAATTTCTCGAAATCTCATTTGTATTGTTTCCTCCTTACAAGTATATAATAACACGTAAAATACGTAATGTCAATAGAAAATACGTAAAATACGTAAAAAATAATGAATTTAGAGGACTGGATTGAACCGGTTCTCTTTTTTTAACCTGTTTTTGTCTAGTGTTGTCTGATGTTATGTAGCTTTATCTATGTTCAACATGTCACCTCGGAAAGCCCACTCTGCATGATATGATATTGTGAGAAGTGATATTATGGCAAAATATTGCCTGAAAGCAGAGGTGATGATATGGCGAATTTAAAAGCAATCTTAAGGAAACTTCAAAAAGCTATATTGTCTACTGGGTTAATCATAAAAATTGGAGCATCACAGTTTTACAGCAGGGAACAGGGACGGCTCATCACAGTCACGATCATATCAACACCAGTGTTCAGACCAACGAAGCGAGGCGAATGGAAAGATTGTGATTATGAAATCTTACGAACTGCATCTCAGTATGATGCGGTTATGTGTTTGAAGGAAATATGGGAGGCGTGCAAAGAATGGAAATAGACAGGGGTGATTAGATGGGATTAACGCCGAAGCAGAAAGCGTTTGCGGATGAATATATCAAGAATGGCGGAAATGCATCTGATGCCGCAATGAAAGCCGGATATTCAGCAACAGTTGCCAAGAATGCAAAGAAAAACATCTTGGAAAAACGTGGAGTTTTTGAATATATAGCGGAAAAGCAAACTCTTCTGGAAAAGCAAAAAGGCACTGACATCATGTCACTGGCAGAAATCCAGCAACGCCGTTCCATGATCGCAAGAGGTGAGCTGACCGATTCATTCGGATTCGCCCCGGATTTCTCCGATCAGCTGAAATCTATGAATGATCTGGAGAAAGCACTTGCCATCAAAGAAACAAAAGAAGAACAGCAGAGGATAGCAGAGAGAGCCAGACTGCAAGAAGTCTATCATCTTGATTTGAGTGTTGTTCCGGATGTATTCCACAGGATGATTCGGGATATCCGGGCAAAGAAGCATTCGGAGTATATTCTTCCGGGCGGACGTGGATCCATGAAGTCCTCAACTATATCACTGGTCATCCCGGAGCTGATCAAAAACAATTCGAACATGCACGCACTGATCCTGAGAAAAGTAGGCAATACCATTAAAGATTCCGTTTACGCTCAGATGAAATGGGCACTGGACAAGCTGAACCTGTCAGAGGAATTTACCTGTAAAGTATCTCCCATGGAGATTACATACAAGGCAACCGGACAGAAGATATACTTTCGTGGTGCTGATGATCCATTAAAGATTAAGTCCATCAAGCCGGAGTTTGGTTATATCGGCATTGTCTGGTTTGAGGAGCTTGACCAGTTTGCCGGTCCTGAGGAAATCCGAAACATTCAGCAGTCCGCTATTCGTGGTGGCAATGAGGCATATAAGTTTAAATCTTTCAACCCACCAAGGAGTAAGAATAACTGGGCAAATGAGTACACAACACAGGCAAAAGAAAAAGATGAGAGTGCAATGGTTCAGCACAGCACATATCTTGATCTGGGAATAGAGCAGGAGTGGCTTGGGGACATGTTCCTGAAAGATGCGGAACATCTGAAAGAAACGAATCCAGATGCCTATGACAACGAATATCTGGGACATGCTAACGGTAACGGGGGCAATGTTTTTGAGTACATTGAAGAGAGAACGATCACGGATGAAGAAATCAGCCACTTTGACAGAATCTATCAGGGCGTTGACTGGGGTTGGATGCCTGATAAATATGCTTTTGTTCGTCTTTACTATGATGCTGCACGGGAAACAATCTATTTCATTGACGAAATGTACGAGAACAAGAAATCAAATGAATGGACAGCAGGGGAAATCAAGCGGCGTGGATATGATGACTACGAGATCACTTGCGATTCAGCTGAGCCTAAATCCGTGACAGACTATAGAGACTATGGACTGGCTGCCAGATCTGCGATTAAAGGTCCAGGAAGTATTGAGTATTCAATGAAGTGGTGGCAGAGAAGAAAGCTCGTGTTTGATCCTGTCAGAACACCGAACGCACGGGATGAATTTAAGAAGTATGAGTATGAACGAGATAAGGACGGGAATATTATCAGCGGCTATCCGGATAAAGACAATCACCTGATCGACGCAAGCCGATATGCCACAGAGAGATTATGGACGAGAAGGGGGCATAGTGCATAATGCAGGAATGTGAATTTTGTAAAAACTTAGACGCATGGAAAAGGAACCTTGCAGCAAGGAAAATAATAAAGTATGAATACGGCTGCATGTTATATGTGTGTCGGCGACACATGAAAGGGAGTATTACCTCTCAGCCGTTTGATCTTAACTATTGTCCGGTATGCGGAAAGAAGATAGCAGCAGGTGAATAAATGGGAATCATATCAACAATTAAAAGGTGGATAGGAATGTTTTTCAAAAATCAAGCAGAACAGGACTTCCGGACAGAGGTGATTGAGTCTCCTGTGATGGAAGCATTGGTGCAGAAATGTGCGAATATTTACAGAGGTACACCGTACTGGGTAGATGAGGATAACAGGATCAAGACGATCAACTTTGCAAAGTCTGTTTGTTCTGAGACTGCCCGGCTCACAACGCTTGCGATCGGTATCCAGATTGACGGATCCGCAAGAGCGACATGGCTTCAGGAACAGATGGATAAGATCTATTTCCAAATCCGGCACTGGGTGGAATATGGTTGTGCTTATGGAACGGTGTTTATCAAGCCAAATGGAGAAGGCTTCGATATGTTCACTCCACTCGATGTTCTTTTGACAGATTGTGATAATCAGGAAGTTCGTGGAATCATCTTCAAAGACCAGTACATGGAAGGTGATAAATACTATACGAGATTGGAATATCACAGGTTTGTAGACAGTGTGGTTGATGGAGTAAAAGTATCACCTTATTACATCAGCAACAGAGCTTATGTGTCAACCAGTGCGGATAATATCGGCAATCCTATCGAGATGAGCAAAACAAAATGGGCTGCCTTACTGCCGGACACTCCACCAATCATGAAGTCTAATAACGAGAGCCTTGACGGTCCAATGTTCGGAGTATTCCGCACTCCCCAGGCGAACAATGTAGATCTCAATACCGTTCTTGGGCTTCCAATCTATGCAGAAGCTATTGAGGAACTGAAAGATCTTGATATTGCATACAGCCGTAATGCCGGAGAGATTTTTGACTCTGAGAAGATTATCCTTGCGGATGACAGACTGCTGATGCCCGATGGAGTTCCGATCAAGAATAGAGGCGGCAGCTACAGTGAGAGACACAAAAAGGAAATGAAGTTGCCTCACTACGTTAAGAATGTGTTTAGTGCGGGACCGAATGAGTTTTATCAGGAAATCAATCCACAGCTCAATACAGACACCCGTATAGGCGGCGTAAATGCCCTTTTAAGCCAGTTGGGCTACAAGATTGGATTCTCTAACGGATATTTTGTATTCAATGAATCCAGCGGCATCCAGACGGCTACAGGAGTGGAAGCGGAACAGCAGAGGACAGTCCAGTTCATCAAAGACGTTCGAGATAAATTGGAATCCTGCCTTGACGGTGCCATCTATGCAATGAATGTGTATGCAGATCTGTATGGCCTTGCCCCGGTAGGAACTTATGAAGTGACTTATGATTTTGGGGACATCCTGTATTCCTACCAGGAAGACAAGGCAAGATGGTGGCAGTATGTATCTACTGGGAAAGTGCCTTTCTGGTACTACCTCATGAAGTTTGAGGGAATGAGCGAGGAAGAGGCTCGCGCTCTTGCGGATGAGGCACAGCAGCAGAATATGAATAGTGGACTGTTTGGAGAGGAGTAAAAATGGCTACATTTAAAGGAATTATCACGGCAGATGGTCAAAAAAGGCTACTATCTTATTTGGACTTAGCTGATAAACCGGAAGCAGATTCTGCTCTGACCACTGAGGGCGGGTTTGCGGATGCAAAGGCAGTCGGACGCAAGTTTACAGAAACGACAGCAAATATGGGAAAACTTGAACAGCAGATTGGCGAACTGTCAAAAGGTGGCGCCGGAGGAACTGCAAGTCCGTCCGAAGTCAAAAAGATAGTGGACGAGTATCTGAAAGAAAACCCGAAGAATTTTCTGCCAGACAACATTGTACTGGTTGAAGAATCTGATGATGAGATTATGACCGCGGATGCGATCATGGGAGAAATTCTGGATAAATTGGAATTAAAGACTGTGAACGATCAGACACTGGGCCTGTATATCGGCACAAAACTGATTAGCAGTGTAAAACTGGAAGAATTCAAGACATCTGAGATTATCTGCACAGGCATTACGCTGGATCCATCCAATACCACAGCTTACGGAAAGGCTACGATTGAAGTGATCGCAACCGCGACCCCACAGGATTGTACTCAGAAAATAAGATGGTTTACCACGGACGCAGATCTTGCGACGGTGAGTGATGGAACCGTAAAAACAACAGGTAAAAAGGGTGAGGTCACTATTTATGCGATTTGTGGAAATTACAGGGCAGAGTGCAAGGTCGTAATCACCGCATATGTATATCCTGAGTTCAATTTCCAGATAAGTCAGGTATTGGAAACTGTTGGAGCGGCATATTCCAGAACAGAAGATAGTGCAGAGATGAGAATATCATCTGACTATATGCAGACACCAGTAGACACTGTAATTACGCTGACGGCTGGTGGAAGTTATCTGTATCAGTTATACAAGTACAAAGATGATAAATTGGATTCGTTTACCTCATGGATTAGTTGTGCAGGAACAATTAAGATTGCGTCAGAAGAATTTTCAGGCTTTGCGATTAAAATCCGTAAAAGCAACTATGGCAAATGGACAAGCGACGATATTGCAGCATTTACCAAGACGGTAACGATTGAAAGTGCGTGAGGAGAGAAGCAGTTATGGGAAAAGTATTCAAAGATAAACAGGGGAACGTCATTACAAAACTGCTTCAATTTGTGGCAACCGATGCGCAGGTCAACCAAGCTATCACGGATTACCTTGATAAAAACGGGATTACTCTGGCTGAGGGCGTGGACTTGAAAAGAATGTCTTCTGACCTTAGTAAAACCTTGTCAGATGTGGATGGTATCAAAGAAGCTATGTCAGATCTTCAGCAGGCACAGACAAACGTTCTGTTGCAATACAAGGATCACTTCATAGATACGTTTGAGGCGGGTTATATTGATGACAAGACGGGAACTGATACAGAGGTAGCAGGCTATATCCGCAGTGTTGGGCTTCAAAAAATCCAGACACAGAACTCTGTCTTAATCGTGAACGCGCCAACAGGATACCAGTATGCTTGGTATTTCTATGACGAGAACCAGAAGTATCAGGGTGCTACTCAGTGGATGACTAAAACAGATGCGTATAGAATTACAGATTCACAGGTCGGATGGTATGTAAGATGCGTCATGTACAGCAGTGGGACGTTGAGTATAGACGCTATTGATATTATTCTGGCAGGATCAGCAGTCACGGATATTCTGGATCAGCTCATGGAACAGCAGGGATCCTCTGAATTACTGGGAGAGGAAGTACTGTCGTCAGCGGATAAGTTGGAACTGAATGTCACAAAAGCATCCTTGCAGTCCGTGTGTGATGTGAACTGCATTGTCATTCCGTTTCTGACAGATCTGCATATAACATGCACAGCGGGGAAGACACCAGAGGAATTGGCAGAAGGAGCAACTAAGATTCGAAGACATATTGCCTGTTATAATCTGCTTGCAAAGGAGTTCGACTTCGATCTATGCGCCTATGGCGGTGACTACCTCAACAATTCATCCCAGACCAACAAAGAAACCGCTCTCAATGCACATAAGGCAGTCAGGCTCCTGTTGGACAAAACTGATAAGTCAGTGCCGGCAATCGTAGGCAAAGGGAATCATGATGATAATACCATGTATACGGACTATAAGAATGGTTATGTGGATTCTCAGAACCTGTACAAGCTGGTTACTGGAAAAGATTCGAGAAAGTCAAAGAGGGACGCAGAATTCCTTGAGCGATCATATGGTTATTATGACATACCCAATAAAAAAGTCCGGGTGTTCATGCTTAACAGTGACGATGTTCCAACTTCGGTGACATCAGATAACAAGCTCCTGTACGGCGGGCAAAACAACTCAGGATTCAGCCAGGAACAGATTCGGTTTGTAGCAGATCATCTTCTTTTTGATGAAAGCGGCTGGCAGGTAATATTTTTCAGTCATCATCCTTTGAAAACATTCGTGAATGGAGACGCAGAAGCATCTGGCTATTCATGTAGCGGCGTGACTGCAACGCACGGTGGTCAGGCAATGCTTGACCTGATTACCGCTTTCAAAAATAAGGAGCAGGGAGCTGTAAAAAATGTGGCGGCAGATTTTGAGGTATCTGTGGATTATGATTTTACTCAGAATAAATCGAACACAGTGATTGCCAGCATATGCGGGCATACTCATGTGTACTGTCATAAGCAGGAAGATGGCATACATTACATTGCAACCAGAGCGGTTCTGGGGCATCCGACTTATAACTATATCTCTACCAGTTGTTATATAGTCATCAACCGCAAATACAGGAAATTACATCTGATAGCCAATGGTGATGGGGACGATTATACATATTCTTATTAACCGAAAAGGAGTTAAGTTATGGCAAATAAACCAATTACACGAGAAGAAAAGTATCGCGCATATCTGACAGGAGTATCAGATGACCAGGATAAATAGCCATGTCGGCGGTGTACATATTAAATTTGACACAAAGCGAATCGATGGGAATTTGAAAGAAGCTCAGAAAAAACTGAATATGCAGATTGTTGCAGACTGCGAGCCTTATGTACCATTCCGACAGGGAGCGTTGAGAAGTAGCGTCCGGTTTCCACAAGGCATAGATGGTGGCGAAATCCAATACAATACGCCGTACGCACACTATCTTTACATCGGAGAGATTTATGGTCCGAACATCCCCATCAAGGATGCACAGGGTAATATTATTGGCTGGCAATCTCCGCCTAAGAAATCACCGACCGGAAGACGATTGCAATATCATGCTCCAGGAACCACCGATCATTGGTTTGAAGAGGCAAAGCGGAACCACTTACGAGATTGGGTACAGCTGGTAAAAAGAACGGTAGGTGAGGAATAATGTTGCCACCAGAATATTTTCATGGAAAAGAAAGAAGGATCTTGTCGCTCTATCAGGAATTGGAAGATTTTATAATGACGGATATATCCAGACGCATTCTCCAGACAGGCGGTATGACGGCAACAGCTGATCGGCTCATCTGGAGATTAACCCAGATGGGAGAGAGCCGGGCGGCAATCGAGCAGAAACTGCAGAGCCTTACCAAACTGTCACAACAAGAGCTGAGAAAGATCTTGCAGAATGCTGTGCTGACATCGTGGGACAACGACAAGGATATACTGCTTGGAATCAACGAGAATATCAGTCCGCCATTGGAAAATCCAGAAGTCATTGCGGTGATGGATGCGGAATTTAAGAAAACGCTTGGAGAACTGGCAAATCTGACAAGAACAACGTTGGATCAGTCGCAGAAAGATCTCATCAGTCTGCTTGACGAGGTGGATATACGGATTACATCCGGAATGCAGTCTTATAGCGCTGCTGTAAGTGATGTTCTGGATAATTATGCCGGTAAGGGACTTATGGTAGATTACCCAACCGGTGCAAGACGGACACTGGAATCGGCTGTGAGGTGTTGCGTGGTGACGAGTATGAACCAGACAGCGGCACAAGTGACGAATCAGTACATCACACAGGCTCAGACCAATTATGCCCTTATATCGGCACATCTGGGCGCGAGAACCGGGAAAGATGAACATTCCAACCATGCAGGTTGGCAGGGCAAAGCGTATCGTTTAAGGGGAGCAGAGCCGGGCTATCCGAACTTGGCAGAACATACAGGTTATGACATTGACCCGGCAACAGGGCAGGGGACTGTTCTGAATCCGACCGGTCTTCACGGGTGGAATTGTCGTCATAGTCACCAACCATGGGCGAAAGGTTTACGGAATCCGTGGGAAGATGAACACAAGGTTGATTCTGAGGAGAATAAGAAAGTTTATGAGAATACTCAGAAGCAGAGAGCGATGGAACGAGCCATCAGGAAGACCAAGCGGCGGCTGATTGAGAAGCAGCAGATCCTGAACTCTGACAATATCCCTGGTGAGGTCAAGAAAGATATCCGGGCAGAATATGACCGTTTGGCGTATCGACTGACTGAACAGAACGGGGCTTATAATTCTTTCTGTAAGGATAACAACCTCACTGCACAGTATGATCGCAACAAAGTAGCTGATTTCGGCTACAGTCAGCAGTCAAAAGCAAATGCCGGAGCAAAACGGTATATGAAAGGACATTAACCAATGAATGCAGCAGAATTTATTCAATTTTTTCTTACTATCTGTGGTGGTATCTCCATCGTAGGTGGTGCGGCGGCAGTGATCGTGAAATGGATCGCCCCGGCGTTCCGGCTTAATCGGCGAGTGGAAGTACTGGAAGACCACGACCGCCGTGATTTTGAAACGCTCAAGAGGATTGCCGACCGGGATTCCCTGATCCTTGAGGTCTTGTCAACGATGCTGGACAGCCAGATCTCCGGGAACAATGTCGAGGAATTAAAAAAAACAAAGCAGAAACTCACGGAGTATCTGACAGCGAATCAGCGTTGAGGTAGGGGAAAACATGTCACCTCATTTTTGCTTGCTTTCTGATAGAATAAGATTGCAGGTGAGGTGTAACCCGCAAGGGTTGTCTATAGTCATTTTATTTCCTCCTTTCTTATGGGTACGTGTCCTTAATAGAAACAGATATGGTGCAATCTGGAGGTTCAAAAGCGGATGCAATTTCCGGCACGTATCATCGCCGTTCACACGCAGGCGGCGAGATCTCCTTTATCTTTATAGGTTTGTATGAAAACTAAATAGTGGAACTCAACCCAGTACAGAGGCAGCACTGACCGTTACAGGCGGCATTGACGTTAGTCCAAAACGACACGTGGCAGGCATGACACGTAAAACACCTTGCTAACCCGGGAATCCGGGTTCTGCGGAATGTGCAAGTAACTGGGAACGGCCTGGTCGTAGACTAGGTCTTGATGGTTCGAATCCATCCATTCCGCTTGTTTGGAGACTGAAAGTTTGGTGGCAGGAAAAGCGCAGGGCAGTACGTAGGAATGTATAACCGAGTTCCGAATACGTGCTGTTTATCGGTGATATAGTGACTTCCTCTAGTAGTCAATAAGTGAACGTGCTGAAATGGTTCTTCCAAACATGTACATCGCAGGATAGAGAAACGGAATCTCGCAAGGTTCATACCCTTGAGACTGGCGGTTCGAATCCGTCTCCTGCAATTTATCTGCTCAAAGCTATGCTGTTTGTTCACAGGCGGTCTATGACTTGGGTGGATTGCCCTCCCATGGGGGAATGGTTATTGCTTATCCTGATGACTGCTGTGCGGTCCGAAAAGCATAATAATGTGGCTTCGCCAAGTGGTAAGGCACCGGGCTTTGATCCCGGGAGAGGAACACTCATTCATTGGTTCGAATCCAATAGCCACAGCTACCCCGCCGGAGGTTTACCCGGCTTAATCCATTACCGCTGACGGGCGGTTAATAATCACGTTTAGGAGGATGTTATGCAGAATTATGAACAGATTTTACAGGAACTCGGTATTGCGGTTCCAGAGGACAAGAAAAGTGATCTGAAAAAGAAAATGGACGAAAATTACCGTACAAAATCAGATTACGACAAAGTTGTCCAGAAAAGAGATGAGTATAAGACTTCTCTCGATGATGTCCAGACTAAACTGGATGGATTCAAAGATGTTGATGTGGATGATCTGAAAGCCCAGATCGCAACGCTTACCACTCAGCTTAATGACGAGAAAACAGCACGCGCGGCTGATGCCCGGAAAGTTGAGCTTGAGAAAACAGTGAATGAATTCCTTGCGTCTACAGACGATAAAGGAGAAAAACTGTATGAATTTCTCAATGATATCACTGAGAATCATTACCGGGAAGAACTGACAAAAGCATTGGATTCTGATTCTGCAAAGGGAAAATCCATTGCGGATATTTTCAAAGGTATGATTGTTGACAAAGATGGGAAAACAAAAGCAGGAATTTTTGTTGACAAGAAGCAGACACAGGCACAGCAGAATGCAGCCAGATTTACAACCTCTATCCAGAAAGGCAGTGGAACCGGCGGCACTCTCACAAAAGAGGACTTCAAGAAGATGAATCTGGACGAACGTCTGAAGCTCAAACAGTCAGACCCGGATCTCTTCACGGCACTTAGTAAATAATCAGTAACCGGCTATGCATTTGGAACATAGCTGCTGACCTGAACCCAAACAATTACAGGTAGATGGGACTTTTTTCATTTCTGAATTAGTCCTGCTCTACGGAAAGGACTATATCTATGGCAAGAACTGGAGCATTTGGCGGTTTTTCCTTTGATCCGGAAGTATTCTCCGGTTACATGGCAGAGCAGCCAACATGGAACGATGCAATTATCAATTCTGGCATTCTCGTCCAGGATTCCACAATTATGGACTTGATCGGAGAAAAAGGTAATGTATGTACAATGCCTTTTTACGTTCCGATTGACGAAAACGATGATCCGGCACTCAATAACGATGGTGAAACCAACAATACACCGTCTGAGATTTCCGGAAAGAAACAGACAGCCATGCTTATCCAGCGTATGAAAGCATGGAGAGCACAGGACTTCACAAAGGAACTTACCGGAGCGGATCCGATGACCCACGTTGCAAACTCTGTGGCAGGATATTACAGGCAGGTGCGTGTTCGCGATCTTATGGCTATCGTAGATGCGGTGCTGTCTCTGAAAGGCATGGAAAATCATATCACTGACCTGTCCGAACAGACTGGAACAGGAGCTGTAACCGACGCGAACAAAGTGGATGAAACCACACTTATTTTCGCACAGCAGAAAGCACTTGGAGATTCCTCTGAAAAGATGGGACTTCTGTTCCTGCATTCTTACATGTATGCGAAATACAAAGCACTTGGTCTGGTAGACTACAACAAGTATACCGTAACCAACGCACTTGCGGGAGACGTGAATCTTCCATCTATCGGAGGCTTTATTCCGGTTGTATCTGACAGATTTACCGCGGACACAAGCAAACAGAACGTAGTGTACAAGACGTACATGATCGGAGCAGGTTCTATCCTGACTTGCGACAAAACCAACTATGAGGATCCGTACTATGCAGATTACGATCCGGAGACAAAAGCCGGTATCAGAAAGCTGTACACCAAGCAGGGCTATGTCCTCCATCCGAACGGCTTTTCTATTGATGCGAATAAGATCGCAAAAGAATCTCCGACCAACGCAGAGCTTGGAAACAAGGCGAACTGGTCTCTGACTTACAACCAGAAGAATATCCGTATGGGTATGATTAAATCCAACGGTTGATTAAAGGAGTTATCTGGCATGGCTTATGCAGATTATGATTTTTACACAACATATTTCGGCTCAGTTGTGCCAGAAAAGGACTTCCCAAGACTGGCAGAGAGAGCCAGTGATTTCATTGACACAATGACGTTTGACAGTCTGCTGTATGGAATGCCGAGTGACGCACGATCACAGAAACGTATCAAAAAGGCGGTCTGTTCGTTGACAGAGATAATATATCAGATCGAGCTTGCTGAAAAGAATGCAGTCAGTCAAGCGTCTGCAAGTGCGACCGACATTTGTGTCGGCGGCAAATCAACAGGCGTTGTAACTTCTGTAAGTTCCGGCAGCGAATCCATCTCTTACGCAACGCCTCAGCAGATTGGGGCAAGTGCAAAAGAGTGGAGCGCGGTATATGCCGCCGCCGGAGATGCAAAGAAAACAAATGACTTACTCTTAAAGACTGCTTTGCCGCTGTTAATGGGAGTAAGAACGGACGAAGGGATACCGATTTTATATGCAGGATTTCAAGGTTAATATCTTAGGCTCTGAATGGAGCGTGAAGTTCGGAAACGAGGAAGAATATCCGAATCTGACAAATGTAGATGGCTATACTGATTTATCAACACGGGAAATTGTGGTTGATGATATGGAGGCATCACAGGGACAGATTGGAGCAAAAGCAGACCTTGAAAGCTATCAGAAACAGGTTGTTAGACACGAAATCATTCATGCATTTCTGCTTGAATCTGGACTTGATTCCAATTCGAACAGTGCTGACAGTTGGGCTGTGAACGAAGAAATGGTTGACTGGTTTGCTATTCAGTCACCAAAAATTTTTAAAGTATTCAATGAACTTAAATTGATGTGAATACCAGTTTTGTATACAGGAGTGTAATTGATATGAATTTTAAAGAAGCGTTTAAACTTATGAAACAGGGAGTAAAAGTAAAACTCCCGGGTTGGAATGGCTACTGGTGTTGGGATGATGATAAACAGACGATTATGATTCATTGCAGACCGAAAGATTCTGATGAAGGTCAGGGAGAAGTTCTCGATATCCGCGAAACGCAGAGTGTGGAATACACTTTCATGCACACGCAGAGAGATGACTGGATGATTGCTGATGAGAATAACTGTGGTGTTCTTGGCGGTCAGTCAACATTTGGATTTGGTGATGCTATCCGTTATCTAAAAAGGGGGCTCAAAGTGGCTCGTAAAGGTTGGAATAGGAAGAAACAGTATATTCAGCTTGCAACCGGTATTTCTTACAAGACAGCGGATGGTGAAGTTGTGAATTGCGAACATGATGCAATCGGAAACAAAGCAGTGGCTTTTGTGGGAACATCTGGTGTACAGATGGGATGGCTTGCTTCACAGGCAGATATGTTAGCAGAGGATTGGATTTTCGCAGAATAGGAGGTATCCAGATAATGGACATTTCAACATTAGGCTCATGTATAGCAATCGTTATGATTTGCTACATCGTAGGAATGGGCTGTAAAGCATCAAAAAGAGTCTCCGATGAATGGATTCCAGTAATCATGGCGGTTATTGGTGGAATTCTCGGAGCAGTCGGAATGGGAGTTATCCCGGACTTCCCAGCAACAGATTATATCACAGCAGTTGCGGTCGGTATGTTTAACGGGCTGTCGGCTACTGGTGTGAATCAGCTGATCAAACAGAATATTATGAAAGAGTAAGCTCATGGGCGGTCGAGGATCGTCAAGTGGTATGAGCGACAAAGGGAAGCCGTATGGAACGGAATATGAAACATTGTATCAGTTCGGAAACATCAAGTATGTCAGATACAAAGACGGATCAACAACGGCTCCCATGGAAACGATGACGAAAAACAGGATATATGCAACGATTGACCGCAAGGGAAATGTGAAACATATATCCTTTCATGGCAAAGAAAATAAACGACGTAAACAAATTGATCTTGACCATTATCACACAGTTAATGGCAAGAAAGAAAAGCCACATTCGCATTATGGATATCTGCATGATGAGAACGGTACCAGAAAGCCAGATGCGAGCGACAGGGCAATCATTGACAAAGTTAATAGAATATGGCAGAATAAAGGAAAGTAGTAGTTTAAGAGGGAAAACAGGTACCAAAACTGTGGCTTTGAGCTACAAATAAAATTCCATGTCAGATTCGCTAAGCAATCCTGTAATAGATAGTCTTTTATAGACTGCGCTGTCTGACCTCAATAGAGTTTTATTGTTTTGGAAGAATACAAGATTCCGGTTCAAATCCGGACGCTTGCCGAACGAGAGATGCCATATCAGAAACGATGTGGCGTCTCTTTTTTTGCTATAGGAAGGTAACTATGGCAGATAAATCAACTAGCATAGCTTACGAAAATCTAAACCGCCGCATCTTTGAAGGTGTTGGGGAATACGGTATACCGCAGATTAAACCGACTGTATTTACAGACGGTTGTGAATTTATTGGATTCAACTACGCCAGGGGAAAGTGCAGCAATCCAGAAGAGAAAGCTGTTCATTTCTTTTTGGACGATTACCAGTTTGATGCGCTATGGAGAAATCCAGACAGGTATGTGGACAAGCTGAGCAGATTCCGGTACATTCTGACACCGGACTTTAGTACTTACACCGATTTCCCTAAAGCTATCCAGATATACAACCATTACCGCAAACACTGGATTGGTGCGTATCTGCAAGAATATGGTTGCCGTGTGATCCCGACAATCTCATGGAGTACACCAGATTCCTATGATTGGTGCTTTGACGGAGAACCGGACGGTGGAACGGTGGCAGTGTCTTCTGTTGGTTGCATGAACAGTAAGGGCAAAAAATGCCTATTCTTATCAGGATACAATGCCATGATTGAGCGGTTGCATCCGGAAAGCATTATCTTTTACGGAAAAGTGCCGGAAGAGTGCAAAGGTAATATTGTTAGAATCAAAGCATTCCACGATAAATTCACGAAAACAATATGCGAGGGATAGGAGGGTATTATGTATAGCAAAACAGTGACAGTTTTTAATTATCACGAAGATTCCGCAACGGGTGAAGCATACTGGTATCCTCATGTGCTTTCCAACGTTGATCTTAACACCGACAGAGGAGCGATTATCAAGAAGTATGGACATGACGCCGCCGATAAGGCGCAGCTTCACATTTTGTACGGAACTGATCAGACCGGACAAAAAGTAATTCCGGACAAGGATGGCAATGCTGTTCCATGGCTACCGCCAAAAGAATGGCAGAAGCAGGAAGGCGACCGATTGATGAATTCCCTTACATTTTCCCTGGAGTCAGACTTCTTCTGGGAGGGTTCCTGGGAAGGTGGAGTAGTAGCTGACAGTGATTATCGTGGTGGTTTCTATCAGTACATGAATAACAATGAGGATAATGTGTTTAAGATTACCAGTGTGGGCGGACCATATGATCTGATACCACATTTTGAGATTTTGGCAAAGTAGCAAGGAGCAGTTATGGCAGATCTAAAGAAGCCCATCGGCAAAGATGCCACCGGATATGAAATCCTGACAGAGGCCATGAAAGCACTTCTGAATCAGTATCCTGGTCTGGAGAAGGGCGAAAGAATCAAGTATGAAGAACTTGCCTCGGATGGCGGTATTTCCTTTTACGCTGACACCGGAGCATTGATCTATTCGGAAAAAGAGGATGTGTGCGGAACGATGCATCAGGTATGCCAGTATCCGTTTCTTGTGGTGTATCGTACGGCATCCGGCAGAGAGCGGCAGAAACTTTCTATCCAGAAATTTCTGGACAACCTTGGCAAGTGGATATGCCGGGAACCAGTAATTATAAATGGTTTCGAGACACACTTATCTGCTTTCCCGGAGCTTTCGCAGGGGCGGAAGATAAAACGTATCACTCGTGATAACTCTTACGGCACAGAGCCGCAGGAGAGCGGCGTACAGGACTGGTTGTTACCGATTACAGTCAAGTACGAATACGAGTGGGAGAACTGGTAAAACTCGTAAGAAATATTGTCGGAGGTAGTAAATTTCGTTGCAACTATACACCCTATGGGTTAAAAGAGATGCAGGAGTGGCGACGCCTGCCCGACAATAAATAGCAATTAACCGGCTATCAATCAGAGATAGTCGCTAACCTACAAGGCCTTTTGAAAATTATGGGCAGAAAGGACATTTCTATGGCAGTTACAGGCAAGATTGATCGTAAATATATGGCTCATTTCATTGATGCGGGTTCCCTTTGCGGTGGATCCACACCAAAATATGAGCGTCTTGGAAAGGATCTGGAAGAGTACAATATTGAACTCAACCCGGATACCGAAACATCTAAAAATATTCTTGGAGAATCCACATTCAAACATAACGGCTACGAAGTTTCTTCTGATGCTGATCCGTTCTATGCAGATACCACATCAGATCTGTTCGAAAAGCTTCAGCAGATTGTAGATGAACGTCTTAAAGATGACAATCTGAAAACAAGTGCAGTTGAAGTACATCTCTGGAAAGAAGCAACAGCCGGTAAATACGAAGCATACAAGCAGGATTGTCATGTTGTGCCGACTTCCTACGGCGGTGACACATCCGGCTATCAGATTCCGTTTACCGTGAACTATGTTGGTGAGCGTGTAAAAGGAAAATTCGACATCTCTACAAAAGCATTTACAGCAGACAGCGAATGATCTCGCAAGGAGGACGAACTGAATGGCAAAAACGATCAATACCAAAATTGATGATGGAATTCTCATCTTTACTTTCACAAACAATCAGGATGAAATTTTCTCTTCTTTTAAAATGAACCCAACTGATGTCAATGTAGCAGCCAGGGCAGAAGAACTGGCAGACTACTTCGAACAGCTCAAAGAATCCATTCAGAAAGTTACCTCCGGCAAGGAGATGGCAGAGCTGAATAAGCAGATTGAGGATAAGATCAACTACCTGCTTGGCTATGAAGCGTCTAAAGACCTGTTTAAAGAACCAATCACAGCAACCACCGTATTCGGAAATGGTCAGGTGTTTGCATACATCGTTCTGGATAAGATCAGCGAAGCTATCAAGCCGGAAATCGAAAAAAGAAAAAAGAAAATGCAGGCGACCGTCAATAAGTACACAGAGAAGTATACAAAATGACCGCTTATGAGCTTCCCACCTCACTCAATATCAGTGGGGTGGATTTTTCTATCAGAACAGATTTCCGTGCGATCATTGATATTCTCATTGCCTTCAATGATCCAGAGCTGAACGATTATGCCAGGAAGATCGTCATGGTAAAAATCCTCTACGAAGACTGGCAGAGTATACCAATTGAGCATCTGGAGGAAGCTTGTCAAAAGGCTTGTGAGTTTATCGACTGTGGACAGTCAGAGGATGATCCAAACCATCCTAAACCCCGTCTGATGGACTGGGAGCAGGACGGCGATATGATTATCCCGGCGGTGAACAAAGCAGCTCATCAAGAAGTAAGAGCAGCGCCATATATGCATTGGTGGACTTTCTTTTCTTATTTTATGGAATCTGGTGAATGCCTTTTTAACACAGTGGTTGGAATCCGCTCTAAAAAGGCAAAAGGCGAGAAACTGGATAAATGGGAAGAGAAGTTTTACAAGGAAAACAGGAAAACCATTGATATAAAAACACGTCTCAGCGACGAGGAGCAAGCGTACAAGGATGCGCTGAATGAGATGTTGAACCTCAAATAGTTAGGAGGTGGATACATGGCTGCTGATGGCTCAATCATTATTGATACCCGGCTTGATACGTCTGGCATTGATAATGGAGTGTCGAGAATCAAACAGTCATTTGACGGCCTTGGCAGTGCTGTAAAAAAAATCGGAATACTCATCGGCAGTGCATTCGCCGTCGGTAAGCTGGTACAGTTCAGCCGGGAGTGTATAGCGCTTGGCTCTGACCTTGCCGAAGTACAGAACGTTGTAGATGTCACATTTACAACCATGTCCGATAAGGTCAACGAATTTGCCAAGAATGCCATGACTTCCGCAGGTCTGTCGGAAACGATGGCAAAGCAGTATGTCGGCACGTTCGGAGCGATGTCCAAGTCGTTTGGTTTCTCAGAAGCACAGGCTTATGATATGTCAACAGCTTTGACACAGCTGACTGGTGATGTAGCTTCTTTTTATAACATCAGCCAGGATTTGGCATATATCAAGCTGAAATCAGTCTTCACGGGTGAGACTGAGACGCTGAAAGACCTCGGCGTGGTAATGACCCAGTCGGCACTCGATCAGTATGCACTGGCAAATGGCTACGGTAAAACCACATCTGCCATGACGGAGCAGGAGAAAGTAGCTCTCCGTCTCAAATTCGTACAGGATCAGCTTTCAGCAGCATCTGGTGATTTTGTCCGTACTTCTGATTCTTGGGCGAACCAGGTCAGAGTAATGCAGTTACAGCTGCAATCTCTCAAGGCGACCATTGGACAAGGGTTAATCAATGTATTTACCCCTGTTATCCGTGTAATCAACATTCTTCTCGGCAAGTTGGCAACTCTGGCGAATGCTTTCAAATCATTCACGGAACTGATTACCGGAAAGAAATCATCCGGCAGTACCGGGGCGAGTGGAGCAGGGCTGACCGGCACAGATGCGGTAGCTGATACAGTAGATGCCTACGGTGATGCAGCGGATAATGCGGAGAAGCTGGCAGATGCCAACAAAGACAATGCTACAGCTACGAAAAAGGCTGAAAAAGAAACCAAGAATTATCTTTCTGTCCTGGACGAAATTTCCAAAGTATCATCTACGTCTGATGGAAGTACATCCACTCCATCTACATCTGGAAGCAGTGGTGGAACAGGATCCAGTCTGCCAAGTGCAGTCGGAAATGTGGACTATGGCAGTCTGGCAGAAGGCGAGACCGCGCTGGACAAGATCAGCGAATCCGCTCAGAAACTTGCCGACCTGCTTAAGAAGCTGTGGAAGCCATTCCAGGATGCCTGGAAAAAAGAAGGCAAGAATACCATTGATGCCGCACAGTTTGCCTTTTCCAGTCTCGGAACACTTGCCAAAAGTGTAGGCAAAAGTATCGTTGAAGTCTGGACAAATGGAACTGGCACAACGATGCTGGAAACTATGCTCCGGATCGCTCAGAATGTCCTTAAAACCATTGGAAACATTGCGAAAGGCTTCGCGGATGCATGGAACAAGAACAATGTCGGAACTCAGATTATCCAGAACATTGCAGATGCTCTTGTGGTGGTCATGCAGTTTGTTGAGAAGATTGCAGAAGATACGGCAACATGGGCTGCGAATCTGGATTTCTATCCGTTATTGGAATCTATCAGTAATCTGACAGCAACTTTTGCGCCAATTCTGGAAGCAATTGGAAATGTTCTGGAAGGAATTTACAATAACATCGTCCTTCCGATGCTCACATGGGCGATTGAAACCGGACTTCCAACTGTAATCAATCTGGTGTCAAATCTCCTTGGATTCTTTGCGGATCATCAGTCGATCATTGAAGCATTCGGTGCAGCTTTGATTGGAGCATTTGCGGCGGTTCAAATCGGCGAAGCTGTAACATCCATAATGGGACTTATTACCACACTCGGAGAGGGAATCAGTGGACTTATAGCACTGATGACTGGATCCGGTGGAATCATTGGAGGCTTGACAGCGATAGCAACAGCTATTGGACCAGGAGGACTTGTGATTGCCGCCATTGCAGCAGCTATTGCTGCAGGAGTACTGTTATATAAAAACTGGGACAAGGTCAAGGAAGTTGCAGGAATCGTAGCATCTGCTGTTGTTGGCTTTTTTAAAGCAATGGGCGAGGGTGTGAGTGCACTTCTTACTGATTTAAAAGATGCCTTTGTAGGAATTTGGGATGCAATAAGCAAACTTACATCGTCTGTCTGGAAAGCAGTTTCCGGATTCGTAGTTTCCAAAACACGTGAAATGGCAGAAGCAGCGACTAGGAAAATCAGGGACATGGGAGGAAAGATTTCGACGTTGTGGAACAGCATAAAAACCAATGCAGAACAAATCTGGAAAAACATTGTAACGACTGTAGGAAATAAGGTTTCAGATATTTACACGGGAATTGTCAATAAGTTTACGTCTGCCAAGGACAGAGTAGTAGAAATTTTCGGAGGCATCCGTGATACCATCCGGGACATTCTCAACAAAGTTATCGGCATCGTTAACGGAGCAATCGGAACTGTTAACAGTGCGATCGGAGGCATCGAATCCGCGTTTTCCTTCGGTCCGTGGAAAGTGCCGACTCCGTTCGGCTCAAGAACCATCGGATTTACCGCAAGTTTTCCAAGAGTTCCAACAGTTCCGTATCTGGCTAAAGGTGCAGTCATTCCGCCAAGATCTGAATTTCTTGCAGTACTTGGAGATCAGAAGAATGGACGGAACCTGGAAGCACCTGAGGGTGTGATCCGGGAGATCATCGAAGATGCCCTTGCCAAGAATCAGGGCGGCGGTGGCGATACCAGATTGACAGTACTGCTTAATCGCAGAGTACTGTTTGACGAATTTATCAAAGAAGCAAGGACAAGAAGAGATTCAAGTGGTGTCAACCCATTTGAACTGGCGTAGGAGGTGACAGTGTTGGCAAACATAAGCAAGGATGAAAAAATCCAGATGAATGGCACTGTCATCTGGCAGCCTGACAAAGACATGGCGTATTCCTTTGCAACGACCTATTCAGAGGGCAGCAACCGGACGCAGTACGGTGTAGGACGGTTTACACCGCTGTTTACGGTTGAGCAGTATGGATATGCTGCTAAGAATATTCCTCTGGCAGAAGTAACAAAGATTCTGAAGATTATAGCAAAAGGACATAACTTTACGCTGCATCATTTTTCTTTATATCATGGTGCATGGAGAAATGATCCTTTCTATGTTGGGAAATCCGGAAGCATAACTATCGGGGAGTTGTCACCTGATGGCAAATACATATCAAATCTATCTTTCAATATGACGGGGGTGAATCCTATTGATTAATGTAAGTAATGCATTCGAACAGAAAATAGAAAGTGGTTTTCCCGTCACGGAGGAAGTGCAGATCACATTTGCAAACGGTGTGGTTAAGACGGTCAGAGACGAGATTCTGAATGCTGATAACGAGATCGCAGACGGCATTGATGGAAATTCGTTCCCGATCGGAACCACGGTGTGCAAAACCTGTGGGCTTGCACTGGACAATTCTTCGGAGCAGTGGAAAGATTATGATTTCTTCGGCGCAAAGCTGAAAGTCCGGTTAAAAATGACGCTGGACGATGGGACCGTGGAAACCATCAACAAAGGCACATATACAGTTACTGTGCCGGAAGAATACGGAGAAGATGTGGAGCTGACGGCTCTGGACGATATGTACAAAGCCAACAAGACTTACACCACAAACTTACAGTTTCCGCAGACCGCTTTTTCTGTGCTTCGGGATGCCTGCCAGACCTGCGGTATCTCGCTTGGAGTAACATCTATGGTTCACGGTGATGTGCAGATTTCGGCAATTCCAGAAGGTGTGACCTTCCGCGTTGTGATCGGATGTATTGCAATGCTGGATTCAGCCAATGCAAGAATCGATACAGATGGATATCTGCAGTTCCTCAAGTGGGATTTTTCAGACATCGAGGACACGGACAACGCGGCAGTGGTCAATTCTGATGGATTTGTTACCTTTGATGGCGGTTCAAACAGTGATCCCGATGATTATGTAATACCGACAGGAACCTGGGTGATTGATTCCGCCGGGTACCTTCACCTGCAGGGCAAGAAAACAGAATCCATAGATGCGGAGCTGAGAGAATATATAAGCTCTCCAACGCTTTCCACGGACGATATTGTCATTACCGGCATCCGTGTAAAAAGCGGTGACGCTTCTTATTTATACGGCAAGACTGGATATGTTATTGAGTTGGAAAATAATCTTTTGCAGTCTGATCAGGTACAGACTGTAGCAAGTTGGATTGGTGATAACCTTATTGGCATCAGATTCCGAAGCATGGAAGGAGATCTTCTGTATAATCCACTCATAGAGTTTGGAGATATGGCACGGACCTATGACCGGAAAGGAAATTCCTACATCACGCCGATCACTTATGCAGCAAGTCCGTTAAATGGAAAAACCACCCTGAAAACACAGGCGGAGAGTCCGATCCGCGGAACCAGTAAGTATTATTCAGAAAATACAAAGACAGTTGTGGAAGCGAGAAAGCTTGTGCAGCAGGAAAAGTCTGCAAGGAATAAAGCTCTGAAAGAACTGAAAGAAGGTCTTACGGATGGATCTGGTATGTACGAAACCTCTGTCAAGCAAGAGGACGGAAGTGTTATATCATATGTCCACGATAAGCCGACAATTGAGAAATCAAAGATTGTGATCAAACTCACTTCTAATGCGATCGGCATCAGCAATGACGGTGGTCAGACGTATCCATGTGGTTTTATCTTCAACGGGACGCTTATCACGAAAATATTGGCAGCTGAAGGGATTAATGCGGATTACATCGATACCGGTGCACTTACAGTTAAGGATGAGAAAGGAAACATCATTTTCCAGGCAGACATTGACAACAAGACAGTCCGGATATCCAGTGACTGCATCATGATTGGTGATCGTGCTCTTACAAAAGCATTCGAAGACATGGAAAATACGGTTGCAGAAAGCAAGAACATGAGCGTTCAGCTGAGTAATGAGTACCAGGCAATTCCTGCCGACGCAAAGGGCAATATTATAGGTGCATTTCCGGAAGTAAAAACCACGGTATCTGTGCTGTACGGAACTACAGATATCAGTAATGATTGTTCTTATACTGTACAGAAATCCGACACTGTGACAGGCTACTGGGGGTTGAAAGATCATACATACACCGTCACAGCTCTTACGGGGGATTCTGGGTGGGTTGATATTCGTGTAACTTACTTGCAGACACTGTCCATCACTAAGAGATTTACCGTGATCAAACAGCGCGGAGGAAAGCCAGGTAGGACTTACATCCTAGAACCGTCTTGCAATGTCGTAAAGCGTAGTGCGGATAAGGTGCTGTGTCCTAATTTCCTGGAATTTAAGGCATATTACATGGACGGCGATTCCACCCAGAGAGTTGCGTACAAAGGCAGAATGGTCATTGAGCAGACTACCGATGGCGAGAAATGGACGACCATATACACCAGCTCCACAGATGAGGATGCTGTAAAACGCTATCTTGATGATACGGCACTGGATATCACGAATATCCGGTGTAGGCTGTATGCAGCAGGCGGAACTACTGATATGCTGGACATGCAGAGTGTGACGATTGTCATAGATGTAGAAGCACTGACAGCAGAGCAAATCGTAGATATCCTGACCAATAAGGGTGAATGGAAAGGACTGTATTACCTGAACGGACACCTTTATATCAGTTTTGATGCCGCTCTTGGAGGCGTGCTGACATTAGGGGGCGAATACAATGGAGATGGTCGAATGATAATGCGTAGAAGTGACGGTACACCTTTTGGGAGTATTGATAATGACGGGATTACTTTCTTCCAGTCTTATACAGAAAACGATACATCCTATGATTATGAAGGGTATCGCCTGACAAAAGATGGAGTAAAGAAAGTAAGCGGAATCAAGAGCACGGATGTATCTATACCAGATATTGTAACAAATGACGATTTTGTTATTGATTTTAATAAGATTCGCAAATATTCAGGTAAGATGCTATTGCAGACAAGTACTGTCACGCTGAGCGTTCCGAGTTTTAAGCCATCAGTTACTCGGCCGGTATCGGCAACATTTTCGAAGTTGTCAGATGCTGCTGAATGCGTAGCTATATTTCAGGGTGTGACAGGGGCGGCAGGAAAGATTAGTTGTTGCAATTACAATGTAGAAGGAAACAAGATATCAGCAGTGTTTGCCAATCTCGGAGATGAGGTATTGGGCGGTACAGCAGTATTCCAGGTTTTGCAGTATGGATATATCGGAGAAGAATATTAAACAGGAGGTACATATGCAGAAAAATAACATCGAAGTACTGAGAAAAATTCTTTATGCGGTAGAAAGCGGCGGTCAGGTTTATGGCTGCCAGAATTATGCAGCATTCATCGGAGCGGGCGCAAATTGTGCAAATGAGAAAGCAATTACGATCGGAGCTGGTCAGTGGTATGCTGGAGAAGCAAAAAAACTCTTGCAGAAAATTCAGAGGGCAGATCCGGCGCAGTTCAAGAAGCTCGACACGCAGAGTATTGAGTCAGATCTACTCAAAAAGGACTGGTCTACATATGCGATTGCCGCAACTTCCGCAAAGGCGAAGTGTATTGTTGCGATCATCAACTCAACGACTGGCAAAAAATGTCAGGATGAACTGATGGACGAGCAGATTACCGAATATGCTGCCAGCATTGCAAAGACCTATGGCTCTATGCCGGACACCGCTATGATGGAGTGTATCAATATCATTCATCAGGGCGGCTCATCTGCGCTGAAAAGGATCCTTGCTAAGACCGCAAAACCTTACACAGCCAAGAGTATCTACGCGGCTCTGAATACAGACCCCGCCGATCCGCGTACCAATCAGGTCGGAGATTATACCACGCGCCAGAAAAAGGTATATGAATTTATTACAAAATATGCTTTAGATACAGCAACCGGAGCAGCTACCACAACAGAAAACAAGAAGGAGGAAAGCACAATGTCAACAGCACAGCAGAGAATCGACAAGGCTATTACCTGGATGGAAGAAACCGCAAAGGATGACAGACACGGATATTGCCAGGATCATCGTTGGGGCGAAGATGGAGACTACGATTGTTCTTCTGCTGTAATCACGGCATGGGAACAGGCGGGCGTGCCGGTAAAGAGTAAAGGGGCAACCTACACCGGAAATATGCTGTCAGTATTCAAAGCGAACGGATTTGTAGACATGACAGCACAGGTCAACAGATCTACAGGCGCAGGCTTGAAACGCGGTGATGTGCTGCTGAATACCGTGCATCATACCGCCATGTATTGCGGTGATGGGAAAGAAGTCGAAGCTTCCATCAACGAGAAAGGCACAGCCCACGGCGGTACACCGGGTGATCAGACAGGAAAAGAGTTCCTGATTCGTACATATCGTAATTATCCATGGACAAATGTTCTAAGATATATCGGAGGAAACAGCGCAACAGCTACAACCAAGAATTATCTTGAAATTGGAGATTCAGGAGCAGCAGTAAAGACCATGCAGCTCATGCTGATCGAATGCGGTTATTCTTGTGGAACGGCAGGAGCAGACGGTGAGTTTGGATCCGGAACAGATGCCGCTCTGAGAAAATTCCAGAAAGATAACAGTCTTGTCGTAGATGGTCAGTACGGACCAGCATCCAAGATGAGACTGACTGCACTCCATAATGCGAAAGCCAGTGGGAATGGGTCTGAAAACAAAACTCCATCCAAGACACCGAAATGGGTAGGAGCTGTCAATACAAATGAGCTCAATGTTCGCACCGGAGCCGGGACAAAAAATCCAAAACTTATCGCTTATCCGCTCCTGAGACAGCATAATCTTGTCGATGTGTGTGATACTGTTCGTGCTACTGACGGCACGGACTGGTACTATATCCGTATTGCAGGCAAGTACTATGGTTATGTATGCGGAAAGTATATCAGCAGAGTATAGTATAAAGAAAAATCCCGGCAGGTACCCACTGCCGGGAGGATATTGTATCATCTGTTTCACCATTATATAGAACGATGTAGATTATTACCGTTAGTCACAGGTTAGTCACAAAACAATTATGATGCAAGTCTGGAACACCGCAAAAACAAGGGATTTCGCTAAAAATGGAAAATAAAGTACATTAAGTATGAGATAAAATAAGCAAGCATTGGAAAACACCCGCAAAATGTGGAAAAAGCCTGTAAAATCAATGGTTTGCAAGTGACTGATAGAACGATTTAAAGTGAATAAATGCAAGATAAACAGGAACGGTTAGTCACAGTTAGTCACAAAAATGGAACCTTTATTTTTTCGATTTCCGTGCGGAGTTCTTCCAGAGTCCTATGCCCATATACGGCGTTTGTGATATCATTTCCAAAAGAATGCCCAAGCATTCGTTTACGATCATTTTCACGAACGCCGTATTTTTCACATAAAGCAGAAAAAGTGTGCCGGCAGTCATGAGGAGTGTGCTTCGGGTTTCCGACAATTCCCAATCGTTCCAATGTTGGATAGAAATGTGCACGCCGGTGATGCGTCTGTGTGTAAGGATAGAGTTTTCCATTTTGAGACAAAACTTTTTGCTTGGCAAAATCATAAATTGCAGGATGAATTGGAACAACTCTGTTTTTTCCAGACTTTGTCTTGATACCGCCCTGAAAATAATGTTCTTCAAGGTTAGTTGTTAATTTAAGGACTTCACCAATTCTCCAGCCAGAATAACACATAATGAGAATAAGCTGCACTTCTGGATCATCCGTATTGCACCACAGGATCTGCAGTTCCTGATCAGAAAAAGGCGTTCCGTGTTCCACGTCATCCTTTGAGTTTATAGTTACATACAATGCTTTATTTTCAGAGACGATTTCTGCATAGATGGCATATTTGTACATTTGCTTAAAAAGTATCAAGAGTGCGGAGAGACTCGACTTTTTCAGTGTGCAGTCATCAATCACCTTTTGCAGATCAGGGGCTTTCAGGTCTTCAAATATGCATTCGTGGATAGAGGCAGTTCTTTTGTATGCAGACTGGTAAGATGCTTTGGAACTACGGGATAATTCAGTATCTTCTGGAAATTTCCATGCCATAAACTGTTCGTATACTTCAGAGAATGTAAATTTATGTATTTCCGGATGCTTTTCTTCCACACCTTTAATTGTATTGTAATCTGAGATAATACGATGTATGAGAGAATCTACATCTGTTGTAGGAGATATTTCAAGGGTTTCTTCCATGCCTGGCTGATATGTACCAGCTTTATAGGCAGTAAGAACCGTAAATCCTTTCAGATAATCATCCACATAACAGATTGCCGGTGGACGGACTGTTTTTCCGGTTTTATCAATGGTAGCTGGTGGATGCACGGCATAACAATTTCGCCGCCCTTTACCAAGATACCGGATGCTCCCGAAGTTATTTGGCAGTTTGGGATATTTCTTTCTTTTTGCCATAATATCATCTTCCTTTCTTAAAATTGGGTACAAAAATAACAGACACACAAATGTTCTGGTTGTATGTCTGCTCCGAAGATGATACAATATGTTTGCGTTTGAAGCATCTCTTCGGAGATTCTTGAGCCGTCCTTGTGCTGGTAACACAGGGGCGGTTTTTTATTATAATTTTCTCAAATTGTTGCGAGGGCCTTTGAACAGGCAGACTGTGTATGGATCAGGCATTTCGTAATCGCCCCACAGAGTATGCAAGATATCCGATGTTCTGATCTCAGGATCAGTAGCAGAACTGAGTGGGATATCGAGTTCAGCAGACTGACGAAATTCTTCTGCGAGCATAGTTTTATTGAATTCGGCTGTTGGATCAATAGAAAGCACCAATCGCTCCAAGTCATCAATATTTACTTTAAAAAATTCTTTTCGAAGATTTACTTTATTAAGTCGTTGCTCATTTAGCATATCATGCATTTTTTTCTCAAGTCCGACAGCATCTTTTGAAAAAATAAAGCTGTGAACATCGAATTTAAACGGAACACTTGCACTTCCCAGTTCGTTCACTCTGTCTTGAGGATCTAGTCGGCGGGTCATACCTATTTTGAATACATCTTTACCGAAAGAACCTAAGTTACTAATGATGTATACATTACCTGCTTTTCCATTCTGGAGATTAGTAATCTCTTCTTTTTTAACAGCTACACCAGATAATTGATGTTGAAGTTCTAAAATTTTGGCTTTTAATTTATCAACTTCTTCGCTTGAAGATGCCTGTTCTAAGGAAGTTTTTACTTTTTCAATTTCAGCGACATATTTACTTTCTTCTTTTTCAATTTTCTTTCGTTCAAGTTCAAGAGCCTTTCGCTCTTCTGCCTCTTGTCGCATTTGCTCTTTTAAAGCCATTTGTTCCTGTCGAGCCTGTTCTCTTTTGACATAATAGTTATATTCAATTTTCACTGCATTAATAAAGAGATATTCAATTTCTCCGACGAACTTGGTAAGTGTGCCAGCTATGCTCTGATTTCCCTCACCTGCGATTTTTAAATATTTTGCAGTGACGGAATGGACATCATCAATTGACTTCTCAAGTTTTTCATATTTTAAATTGTAAAGAATATTCTGTAATTCTGCTCGTAAAGCGATTACCATTAGTGAATAAATAGATTTGTTTGCTTTGGTTGTATAGCGAGATTCGTATAAACTAAGCAATTTATCTATTTGTTTCTCATTGTCTTTGTACGCCTTTCTGAGTTCCTTTACGTCCATAGAATGTAATTGTAAGATTACAGATGGGGCAAGACAATCGAAATCACTTTTATCGTGAGGATTTAAGCGGCAGTTATTGTATGGTATGTTAGATGATAAAAAGGTATCTAATGCATATTCTACACTTCGATATAGCTCCTTGTACCGAGATAGTTTATTGGCCTGAGTGGTTACTTGCTTATCTAGTTTTTGCTGTTGAGCTGATAAAGAGGAAATTTCTTCCCGTTGTTTGGATAAGATTGAATTATTATCAGAAATTTCCTGATTCATTTTGTCAAGGCGTTCACTAATTTGAAAATATTCATCTGCGTGCAAAAGTTGTAGTTTTCGTTTTAAGGCTTCATTTTCTTCCTTGATTTTGCCAACTCTAAAAAAATCCAAAAATCCCATACGCTTTTTTCTCCTTTGTTTTTTATCCAGCAGAAATTATTCGCATAACCGCGAACGGTTCAAAATAAATAACATAATTGTCAACAGCAACACACACGCCGTATTTAGATCTGTAGCATCGAATAGCTTCTCTCAGGTATTCTTCTGTAGCATCCAGAAAATCTGCCATCTCATATAGATTTCTGCATCCGGCTTCATAGGCTCTGGTCAGACCGGTTAATCCGATCTTGAGGTTATAACCGTATAATCTGGCACGGTATTCCTGCTTCTGTTTCATAATATTATCCTGATCCAAAATATCCCCGGAACTGGTACGATCATGTCCAATCTCTTCGGCAAGCACGCAAGATTTCTCGGCTTGTGTTTCTATATCTTTTCGGATTGCTATCCGTTTTCCTTTAAGCAGACCGTCATGTTTGGTAAGTTTTTTCTCTTTTACCAATAGACCATCCTGATCGGCAGCAGTCAGTAACTGTTCATATGTCAATAAGCATCACTCCTTAAACGGAAATAAAAAATCAACAATAGAAGCTGATATTTTTGAAGGTTGCATACCAGAGATCAAGAATATCCTTGCTTCGAGCTTCTATGGTTTGCATGATAAAGCGGAGCTGTTTTGCAGGAATTTTGGATTTATTATGGCAAAGTAGACATTTACCATTTTGGGTAATCCAAATCTTGGTTGCAGTAGGTGAAGGAACTCCTTCACACACATGAACATGTACTGGTTCTAAAGGATCGTTTTCGTTCATCCAAAAATATATAACATATGAGCCAATCTTAAAAACTCGAGGCATCGTCTATTCCTCCTTCAAAACCGCCTTCACGTGCTAACTGCATAATGATGTGGGCTACAGAAGATAAAAAATCCTGAAAATATTTAATTTCTTCGTCAGAAAAACCTTCTATATTTTCCCATCTATATTCTGGAAGCCAACAGGTAGCAGAATGAAAGCCGCCATAAACAGGTTTTTCAATACGCACTTCTACTTGCTCTTTTCCATCTTTTTCGATGGATTCAGAGTGAACTATTTCTGTGTTATCGTTAAGAGTCATAAATGGATACATCATAATAAAAATCTCCTTTCTATTCCCATTCTGAATCATCATTCATAATATCAAGATCATGCTGAACACCCTCAGGTGTCTGCGCAACGTCTGTACGGGCATGGGCGGCGAGAACATCGATAGTAGTAATGTTATCTGATTCTTCGGATGGTTCCTCTATCTGTGGAGCAGAATCACGAAGTTCGATAATATGATCGTATTCTTTCTGGAGAACTGTAGTAACCATATCTTTACCGTGAGCATCAAGTTCGCGGTATTTTTTTATTATATTTTCAAATTCCTCTGGGGACGCTTCATTTTTATATAATTGTTTAGTCTCATCTTGAAAGAGGTAATTTGCATCACAATGTAAAATATCGAACAAATCATATAAAAGAGTTGCACGAGGGGAATTAACATCTGTTTCCCAACTTCCAATAGCACTTTGACTAACGCCCAATCTTTCAGCTAATGCTGGCTGTGTAATACCAAGTTCTTTACGCTTATCCCTTAATCTACTTCCAAAACTCATCGTCCTACCTCCTTATATTGAGATATTACTACAAAAAAATGGTACAGTCAATAAAAAACCAGAAAAACTGATAAAAACATATTGACAAACCAGAAAAAAACTGATATAATATGCAGATGTACCAGAAAAACAGGTAAAGAAAGGAGGAAAACCAGAATGACTATTGCCGAAGCAAATGAACCTTTATCAAACGGGTTAAAAATCATCATAGCTCAAAAAGGTTTAAAAAATTTGTATGTTGCAGAGAGTGCTGGTTATACACCACAAGAGTTGAGCGATATGCTCAATGGCAGACGTTTGATTAAGGCGTGCGACATTCCAAGAATTGCAAAAGCTCTTGGCGTAGAAATAAATTACCTTTTTGGAATAGAGAAGGGAGCGTAGAGGAGATGCTTGAAAAACTTTCTACAAAAGAATTAGTAGAAGAGTTAAAGAAAAGAGAAGGTGTAAAAACAGAATATGCCGAACCGCATCAGGACAAGAAGTTGTCCGTCAATGGTTCGGCAGTGATCTTGGTTGTTGTTGATTAGCCAATACGTCTATATGGATAAACGCCTTTTACATGAGAAGCTAAATAGCTTCCATGCGAAGAAGCTGACATAAGTCCACGGTAAACAGATTCTGGTACTCCTGAATACGCATACAATCCACCACGATTGAATGCAACATAAAGAGTGCCGTTCTCATAGCCAACGCTTGCGATATTGGAAGAAGAAACAGGAATCATATTCATTGGTAAACACCACCTTTTCTATTAGGATTTCGAACGTTCTAATAGAATAGTACTATAAAAATACCTATATGTCAATATATTGTAGAGAATAAATGTTCGTATACCATATGTTGAAATAAGAGATTTAATACCAGAAAGGAGTGATGTAGACTGAGTCGTGCAGAGACTGAATATTTATTTGATTATGTAAGAGATTTGCAGAGGCAGGTAAATCAATTAAAAGTAGCAGTCCTTACCGGGAAAGCAAACGGATTAGAGATTCCGAAGCCTATCCATTTAGAACCCGGTGCAAGGATACCACTTGGACATCTTGCAGATGATCTACTTGATACAGAATCTCAAAATAATGGAAACGATGCTCGTAATGAGAGCATAGCACAGATTTTAGAAGATGAATAGAAAAATGGTTTAAGACCAGAAAGGAGTGAGAACAATGTGGATTTCCAGAAAGAAATTCCGAAGTTTAGAAAAAAGAATTGCTGACCTCGAAAAAGCAGTTCGAAGTCAGCAAAAAGTGATTATTTCTTCAAATCCGTATGAAGACGTAAAGCGAGCTTTTGCAGAAGCCTTTCATCAGAAGTAATGTCGATTATGCCAGAGGATTCAAGCAAATCTAAGACAATTTGAGTTGCTAGATCAGTAGAAAGTGTTATGGAATTCAAAATCATATTAACGTATATTTGATCTTTATTCATATCAGAAGTGACATTGTTCATTAAAATATCTTCGAATTGCGAGTTTGAATCTTGAACGACGCTTTGAACATATAAACTTATGAGTTCTTTGGCTTTATCAGTCATGTTCTGTTGTTTCCTTTCTTTAATACTCAGCCTGGCAGGGCTGGCAATTAAAAGATAGGAGATAAGTAAGAAAAAGTCAATAGTTTAAGACTAGAAAACAGGGTAGGAGGTGGAGATATGACATCAATTATCGCAACAGGGATAAGTCTTATAGCAACAGCAATAAATGTTGGAATTTTGATTTATTCATCAAACAAAAGAATTGCTGACCTTGAAAGTAAAATCCAAGATCAGCAGGAAAAAATCATGTTGCTGAAAGAAGCAACAGTCACTGGAAAGAAAAATGATTTTGTATCATAACTTCTCCAAAATACTTTTTGTGATTGAAGATATTAGAGCAGGAATGGAATCGTGAATTGCATTGGCTTTGGCATGACCCGGCAATTCATTGGAATGATTTGAAAGATTCTTCTTATATTCTTTTTCAAATTCTTCCGTACATTCTTTTGTTACCTGTTCAGTGATTTTCTCAATCTTATCTTTTTTCACATTATCGCCTCCCTTCACTGGGAAATTATACCACAAATAAAAAGAATAAGAGGTGACAAGAAGTGGAAGTTAAGCCAATTATCACAATGAAAAACTTCAAAAGAGGTACAAGAGTAGAGCTGTTGGGTATTGATATCAGTACAGCCTTAACTAACTTTGATTACTCGACACAGGGAGAGGGATCAGGAAATAATGCAGTTACTCTTGAGATTAACATCGAGGAATTAACTAAGATTCTGTGTGGAATCACGTCGGAAGACATCAAGGACGCGAAAGAAATTCTTGCTCCGTACAAGAAAGCCTATGATCACGATAAAGAAATTCTCGCTGGTTGTAAAACAACGTTTAAGATAGGCAGACGAAAACTGTTTGAACAGAAAACAATCGAAAAGCAGTAGAAAGAGGTGAGAGACATATGGTGGAGTATCGGGAGTATCGGGACGCTCTGGGAGTGAAGCGCGTCGAGATAGAAACAACTACAGAAGCCTGGGATAGATTACTGGAATCTGGTCACTGGGATGAAGTTGTAAAGGTCCTTAATGACGAAGAAGAACCAGAAAGCGAAGAAATTCAAGAAGAGGTGAGAGGAGTGGACAAGGTACTGACGATCATAAACTTTATCGCTATGGCGGTAAATATCGGATGCACAATTTACAATATATGGATTTATTTAAAGCTACGCAAGTGGTCAAAGAAATAAAGCCCTGTGATGCACCTGAGAAAATTATGAGAAAGGAGTGAAAGAGCATGAGTGTGGTAGATGACTATATTAAACAAAACGCGGAACTTCACCAGTTTGCGGCAGAGGTCGCAAGGATCATCTCGGGAATCCCGCCGATGCCAGAGTTCTCAACAGAACGCCTGACGGTAGATGATGTAAGCAAGATGATAGGGATTCCGACATCATCAGTTCGAGCAGGAATCGTATACGGATGGCTTCCGATCGGAACTGCCACTCGAAACAACAAGGTTGTAAAAAGTCTTACTGGAGAAAAAACATCTTTTTTTATATCGCCACGGAAGTTGTATGAAGAAACCGGCTATGTATGGAAGGGTAAGGCCGCATTGTCAGGAAAGGAGACAACATGAAAGATTTAATTGATTCCGCTCTGATCGGGACCTTGGCTACATACTTGCCATTCTGGATCATCGACAGCACCGTTCAGAGAATCGTTTTGGCAATAGGATTATCCATTATGGTTTATGCCGGCAAGCTGTGGCTGATGGAACAGGCAGAAAAGTAATAATAGAAAAGGATCCTCAGAGCAACAATTCATAAGGATCCAAAAAGTAATAGTTTATCACCCTCTTATTGTATGAGGGTGGAAAGAAAAAGTCAATAAAGATAAGGAGAAAATTATGTTCGAGAAAGAAATCGAAGAACTGTTCAAGCTGAGCATGCGAGTAATAAATGAGACCCCTGCTTTTGTTGAGTTCGATGTACTGTCTCATGTTCATATTTGTCATATCAATATTATGGATGCAGGATGGGACTGTAAAGCAGAATATGATGGAAATTATTGCATTTACTTTGATGGCAAATGTCCAGAAGATTCTAAGAAAGACTATGAAGTTGCAAAAGCACATTTGCTGAGACTTCTTGCTAATGGCAAGTGCCCACTAAATCTTGAGGAGGAATGAATAAATGAAATTAAACAAACTGGTGTCTACATTAAATATGGAACATAGCACATGGTTGAAATACCGACGTAAGGGAGTCGGTGGCTCCGATGCAGGAAGCATTTGTGGGCTGAATCCTTATTCCACAGCTATCGCAGTATTCCAGGATAAAGTGCAGCAGTTACCTGAGAAAGAGGATAACGAATCCATGAGACAGGGGCGCGATCTGGAAGAATATGTAGCCCGCCGTTTTATGGAAGAGACAGGAAAAAAGGTCCGTAGGGCAAATGCAATCTTCTACAAAGAAGAACAGCCATTTATGCTTGCAAATGTTGACCGTCTGATTGTTGGTGAAAATGCCGGATTGGAGTGTAAGACGGCTTCTGCATATTCTGCAGATAAATGGAAGAACGGACATATTCCAGAATCTTACGAAATCCAGTGCCATCACTATATGGCAGTTACCGGGGCAGATGCCTGGTACATCGCATGTGTGGTCCTTGGAAAAGAGTTTATCTGGCATAAGATCGAGCGCGATGAGGAAATCATTCAGATGCTAATCAGCGTAGAATCTGATTTCTGGAACAACAATGTGCTTGCAAACAAGATGCCGGCACCGGACGGAAGTAAGGCAGCCGAAGAATTACTTTCGAAATATTACAAGGATTCTGATCCAGACAAGATGATTTCACTGGTTGGATTCGATGAAAAATTGAAGAGAAGAGCAGAGATTGCTGCTCTTCAGGAAAAACTGGAAAAAGAGAAGAAGCAGATTGAGCAGGAAATCAAGGTTTATATGGAAGATGCTGAGAAAGCAGATTCTGACAGTTATTCGGTTACATGGAAATCGGTGACTTCGAGCCGCGTAGATACAAAGAAACTGCAGTCGGTCTATCCGGAAGTTTATAAAGAGTGCATGAAAACTTCTCAGAGCAGAAGATTTACAGTAAAAGAAATTGCATAGGAGGATGAATAAAATGGGAGTAAAAGATGCATTAGCAGAGAAAACAGAGAGCAAGGGTTCTGTAAAGTTGACAAAATCTATGAGTATCGCAGACATGATTAAGGCTATGGAGCCTGAGATCAAGAAAGCATTACCGCAGGTGATCACGCCAGAACGTTTTACCAGAATGGCATTATCAGCACTGAATACTACGCCAAAACTTGCTGAGTGCAGCCAGATGTCGTTTCTTGGAGCGTTAATGAATGCGGCACAACTTGGTTTAGAGCCGAATACTCCTCTGGGACAGGCGTATCTGATCCCTTATCGAAACAAAGGAAAACTGGAATGCCAGTTCCAGATCGGATACAAAGGTCTGATTGATATGGTCTATCGCAATGACAATATCCAGACAGTGCAGGCGCAGTGTGTGTATGAGAATGATGTATTTGAGTATGAACTGGGTTTAGAGCCGAAATTGGTACATAAACCGGCAATGAAGGACAGGGGCGAACTTATTCTTGTATACGCACTCTGGAAAGCAAAGAACGGCGGATATGGCTTTGAGGTGATGAGCAAGGAAGATATTGATAACCATGCAAGAAAGTATAGTCAGAGCTTTGCCAGCAGCTACAGTCCGTGGAAAACGAACTATGAGGAAATGGCAAAGAAGACAGTTATTAAGAAATGTCTGAAATATGCTCCGGTGAAATCAGATTTCGTTATGCAGGTATCCAATGATGAGACCGTTAAGTCAGAACTTAGCGTAGATATGTCCGAGGTTGCCGATGAACAGGAAACTGTTATTGACGCAGATTATAACGAAGTTGCTTCGGATTCGGAATCATCTGGAGCAGAAGCATAAAACCGTAATGATGCTTTAGAGAATCCATCAAAAGCATTAGATATATCACACGATTTTCTCTCAGGGAGTGACCTGTTATAGCTTCCTGAGAGGGAAAGGAGATACATGAATAGCAGAAGTAAGGGAGCTGCTGCAGAGAGGGAAGTCGCCGGTATCCTTCGCGGGTACGGCTATAAGGCAAGACGAGGACAGCAGTATTGCGGATCCAATGGAGATGCGGATGTAGTTGGTCTTCCTGGTATCCATATCGAAGTTAAGAGACGAGAAAAACTGAATATATACGAGGCTGTAGATCAGTCGAAGAGAGACCGGAAACCGGATGAACTTCCGGCGGTGTTCCACAGGAAGAACCATTGTGAGTGGCTGGTTACGATGCCGCTTGATGAATGGATGAAGATATACGGGGAATGGGAGGCTGGTTATGGATTACGTGAAGATCAGCAGGAAAATCCTTGACTGGGAATGGTACACAGACATCAATACGAAAGTGCTGTTCCTGCATATCTTGTTAAAGGCAAACTGGAAAGACGGACGTTTCCAGGGGATAGAGATCCCTAGAGGTTCATTTGTTACATCGTACCAGTCTTTGTCAGATGAAACTGGTCTGACAATTAGGAATGTAAGAACCGCAATAAAACATTTGGAAAATACAGAGGAAGTGACAGTCAACCGACACGCTAAATTCAGCGTAATTACGGTAAAAAACTACAATCAGTATCAGACAAGTGACAAGCAAGTGACAGTCAACCGACAGGGAAGTGACAGTCAAGTGACAACAATAGAAGAAGGGAAGAAGGAAAGAAAGGAAGAATATAATAAATCTCCTAAAGGAGATTATGAGAGTGGAACTCCTGAAAACAGCATCTATGCCACGATTCGTGAATTATACAATTCCGTTTGTGGGTCGTATCCCCGCCTGGTAAAGATGTCTGAGGCAAGGAAGAAAGCCATTAATGCCAGAATGAGAGCAGGCTACACTCTTGATGACTTCCGGACTTTGTTCGAAAAAGCGGAGGCTTCTGACTTCTTGAAAGGCGCGAACAAGCGCAATTGGCGAGCGACATTTGACTGGCTGATCAGCGATACCAACATGGCAAAGGTCCTTGACGGAAACTACGATGCAAGAAAGGAAGCGGCGACGAATGAACCAGAACCAACCAATGCAGTCAAACTCTGGTGAATGCCCTGTATGCCACGGGACAGGATGGGAAACGTATTATGCCACGGTTTACGATTACGGCCTTCCGGAAGAAATTCAATATGCCCGGAAGTGCCCGAAGTGCAAAGGCGGTTACAGAGCGCAGGATCGTACTGGCGTCCCAAAAGAGTACCACGAGGCAGATCTGGGAAAATTTAATTTTGGCATTTACAGCAACGATATGACAAAGCTGCAGAACCTGTGCACCAATTTTCTGAACCATTTCCAGAAGTGGGAAATGGCAGGAAAAGGGTTGTATCTGTACAGCAAGACACCGGGAAGTGGAAAAACCTTTCTGGCGTGTTGCTTGGCAAAGTCGGTGATGATGAAATACGATCTGCAAATGCGCTTCGTGACTGCACCAGACTACATAAGTGCTGTTGGTGATAGCTACAAGCGCGATCGAGGAGAAGAGGATCCCAGTCAGGTATACCGGGATTGCAAGCTTCTTGTTCTGGACGACATTGGCGCACAGGCAGACAAGGAATGGCAGCGGCAGGAAATGTTCCGTCTGATCAACAAGCGCATGGAGGACGGAAACATTACAATCTACACTTCCAACATGAGCACCGATAATCTGAATGTGGACACCAGGACCAGAGACCGGATCATCAAGACCTGTGTAGAGTTACAGATGCCGGAGGAAGGCATTCGAAAGAAAAAAGCAGCAGGAGAACAGAGACAGTTCCTTGCGAGCGTGATGGGATAGAGGAGAGAAGATGGCTAAGCAGATACTTACAAGAATCAAGGATGAGTTAAAGACAATGCAGCAGTCCAGAGATCAGGAATACATCCAAACTGAGATTAAATGGAATAACAAGAGGTCATTCAGTGTGGAGTGTTTCCGAAAAGGTGATTCTGACGAGATAAGGGATGCAGACGGAAACATTATCTATGATGACCTGGATTCTGCAGGCGAAGTAATACAGTTCGAGGTCTATTACCTCGTAAAAGGCATAGATACAGATTGCTGCACACTTACCGCAGAACTTACCGATAAGGACATGCACGATCTGAAAGAATTTGTGGATATGTACCGATAGGGAGAAAACTAATGAACAAAATGCGTGAATACGAGCGAGGTCGTGAAGATGGTCTTGACCTTGCTCTCAGGATAGTGAAGCAGGGGGGGGATTGAAGCACTGGAGAAGGAGATAAAGTTCCGGAATATTACAGGTGTGCACACATCCCTTGCGACAAAGGATTTGGACAAGGCATCCCAGAAGATCAAGGAGATGACCTTGGACACATTTACGATTCTGGGAATTGCAGTATTGCATGATACATTTGGCTTCGGTCAGATACGCTGTCAGAGATTTATGGATGGCATGGACAAGGGAGCTGAGTATCTTGCGGATAATCTGGCGACATGGCCGGATTATATCAACAGCATCAAGGAACAGTTGGGAATTGATCTGGAGATCAGATGGAATAATTGAGGAGGAAAATGAGATGTTAATCAGAAGTCAGGACAGAGAAACATTAGTCAATTTGGATAATTCAGCAGTGATCGATATTATGGATATCGAAGGAGCTATTAAAGTTGTCTGCTCTTATTCGTGTGAAGATTATATCATCGGGCGTTATTCGACCAAAGAAAAAGCCCTCAAGGTGTTGGATATGATTGAGGAAGCCTATACCAAAACTGGGTTTGCGAAAGCCATTGTATCAGAAATGGCAAAAGTATTAGGCGGAGCATCGGCAGGAATAGATGATGAACTTGCGAAATCCGCAGGCGAAGCACTTGTGAAGCTGATGTGTTTCCAGATGCCAGCAGATAACGAAGTAGAAGTATAACACAGAAAGGAGCCAGCCTCCGGCCGGGGCAAAGGTATACCGGGCTTCTTGGAGAGATGAAGAAAGAATTAACCACAGAAGAGTGGAAAATAAAAAAAGAGAAGCGTTAACTCCTCTTTTTTCGAAACAAATACGGTTATAGTTCTTCGCCGGTATCATTCATTGTAATCGTACCCTTATAGGTGCAGTTGAGCTTCTGGGAAATTTCCAACATTTCTTTTTCTTGGAAATTATCTCGAGAGAGCTTATTAGTCAGGTTTTGGCGACTGGTGCCAAGTAGAGCAGCCAACTCAGTTACAGTCATATTACGGCGTTTTAACAACACTTTTACTTTTTCTCCAAATGATAATGGCATATGATTCACCTCCCTTGTTATGTATGAATTATAACACTATATAGTTTACAATGCAATTAAAAAGTTTAAAAAGAAATATAATAATGTAAAATATATATTGACAAAAGAAACTAAAACGTGTACAATGCAAACATAAAATCAATTGGAGGTAGTAAGAATGTATGAAGTAATCAACGAAAAACTGAAACTGGAAGCTTGTGGTATCGGTGATTTAACACTGGAGACTGTAAGCGGGATGTTAAAGCAATGGAACGATGGAAGCAGCATATCAACGCTGACGGTATTTTATGTACCGGCAAGAGACACGGTTGTAATTAATCGCGATCATGTGAATTATGATACATACCGTGCATTCACTGAGCGATATTTGAGTAGTAACGAACGTGTACGCCGGAAAATCAGTGAAAAATACGGAAACGATAAAAGCGCCATAGCAGAAATAATAAGAGTTTTGGACAGAGCTATCAGACATCGAAAGAATTTAGAAAATATTTTTATTTTGAAGAATCAGCCAGAAATGGAAGATGATGATACCCTTAGTATTTCACTGATGAATGAGATTATGAAAGCCACAGGCGATCAGCACTTTTCGATGTACAAGGCTTTCCAGTACGGAGTAATGCAGGGAAAGCGTTTGGAGAGACGTAAAAAAAGACAATCCGCAACAGCCTGATCAGCACAGAGGATTGTCTTAAACACAAGGAGTACCTTGTGAAGATAAGTATAAGGTACTCCACATTTTTAATCAAGAGAAAAAGGAAAAAAAATAGATGAACGAATTAAAAATTTTCAATTCAGTAGAGTTTGGAGAAATCCGAACAGTAACAATTGATAGAGAACCGTGGTTCGCCGGTAAAGACGTTGCAATAGCTCTGGGATACAAAGATACTGCTAAAACATTAAAAGTTCACGTAGACGATGATGATAAACGCTTAGTCAAGGTGGGCGAAATGTCCACCTTGAAGATTAAGAGCAATTATGGACTTACTTTTATCAATGAATCTGGCTTATATGCCCTCATCTTCGGAAGCAAACTCGATTCCGCTAAGAGATTCAAACATTGGGTAACAAGTGAAGTTCTCCCATCCATCCACAAGACAGGTTCTTATAAACCAATGACCATCCCGGAACAGATTCAGCTGCTCGCTCAGGGTAATGCAAACCATGAGGAACGAATTGTGAAACTTGAAAACACCATGACCATTGATTATGGACAGCAGAAGTCTATCAGTGATCTGGTATCAAGTATTGTAATCACTCATCTTGGTGGAAAAGAGTCCAATGCTTATAAAGAAATCAGCAAAAAGGTATTTGCGGAATGTAACAGGGATATTAAGACGTACTTCTCTGTAAATGCCCGAAACAATATTCCGAAGCTGAGATTTTCAGAAGCAATGGAGTATGTCAGAAATTGGCATCCTTGTACAAATACAGCAATGATGATTCGAGATTGTAATGCTCAGATGAGTATTAGCTAAAGCGGAGGCATCTATTAATGTCAGAAAGGGCGAAATTATGGACAAACCATTGTTTGAGATAGCAACAGAATTTATTACGGAATTAACAGAAGCACCATTAGATGATCATTTGCAGACCAAATTAATGATGCTTTCAGCAACCAGATCAAAAGCGGCAGATGTGCTTTTACATAGAATATTTCAGATAGCGGAAGAAAGAAGACCATTGCTGATTGAAGCGAACTGAGTTGCGCGGGCGCAAAATCACATACAACAAGAATCATCCGGACAAATAAGAGAGGAGAATATCATGCTGACAAGGCACAAGCACTTGAGAGATTACGGGATCCCGGCAGACGACATTGAAAAACTGAATAATATGCTCAATGACTTCCCGGAAGAATACACAGACGTTCTCCAGAGTGCTGCCCTGTCAGCCTGCCCCAAGGGGCTTGCGGAGCTGATAACTTACGGCATCTTACACCAGAAGGGGTATGACAGTATGACACTTGAAAGATATGTCCCGATTAACCGCAGAGATTTTTTTGCGTACAAGCGTAAGACTATAGCGGAATGGTACAACCAGATGCGGTTGTTCGGATTATGGAAATAGGAGGATGCAAAATGAGAAGCTACAGAATAAGACTTCCGAGAGGACTGGAAGTAGATATTTTTAATTTGCCGGAGGATTTCAAAGAACAGGTTGAACAGGCATTTGAAAAGTATACATCTGAAACAGCAAAAGCGTATATGTACGTTGACAAGTTAGGATTTGTTGATCGCTGTATTGAATTTCTAAACGGTGGTAAAGATTCAGATGATGCTGTAAATTCACTGATTGAAGAAATGATGATTGCCGAATGGAGAAATAATGGTGAAATTATTAAGGAAGATGATATATACAGTTTTGAATTTATGGAAGATTGCTACAGAGCAGGAAGAGAGCATTCGAGTTTGCGCTCTCATTTCGGAAATGACGATCATCACATCTACGATCAGATCCAGAAAGTTCTGGTGCAGGTAATTACAATTGTAATGAATTATGAGGATAAGGAGGATTAGTGCAAAATGTTTTATTGCTGTAACGAATGTAAAAACAAAGAATGTCCCGTGAACTATCACAATAGAAAGAAAGGCGAGCCACTGTTTGTGAAAGCATACTGTGGAACCAAAAAGTGCAAAGGATATAAAAGACCATAAAGGAGGATCCAAAATGTTAATCAGAAGTCAGGATAAAACAGCGCTGGTAAAGTTTGAAAACATTGTAGTCAATCTAAAACTCCCAGATTCATTGAATGTTATATGTTGGAGTTTGCAGGATGCACAGAGAAGCGGAGGATATTTTATTTTAGGAAAATATTCCACCAAAGAAAAAGCTATAAAGGTACTG